TCACACTGAATTAAATTCAACTCTTAACGTTGATAGTAATACAACTATTGGTGGAACATTAGAAGTTACAAATAATTCAGAGTTCAATGGAACTGTAGATGTAGATAATGACTTTGCAGTTAGATCTGGAACTACTGATAAATTTACAGTCGCATCTTCATCTGGTAATACAGCAACTGATGGTACTTTAGTTGTTGCAGGTCAAACAACTATTAATGATTCTCTAATCGTTCAAAGTGATAATGAAGTAGTTAATATTAACAATGGTTCTGGCACAACTAAGTTTAGTATCGATACTGATAACGGTAATACTAACATCATTGGTACATTGACCGTTGGTGATGCCACACAGATTAATGACACATTAGGTGTTTCCAATGTTGTTACATTTACAAGAAACACTCAGCAAACTCTAACTGGTTCTTATGCTGCTGATGGTGCATTCCAATTAACTGGTGGTGCTGCTATTGGTAAGAACGTTGCTATTGGTGAAGGATTAAGAGTTTATGGTGGAACTGAATTAACTGGTGCTTTAGATCTTAATAATAGTGCTGATATATCTGGTGCTTTAGTAACTCATGATAATGTTACTATCACTGCTGATAATAAAGAATTTGCTATTCAAAATGGATCTGCTGCTGATAAATTTACAGTTGATACCGACAATGGTAATACTGATATTCGTGGAACGTTAGATGTTGGTGGTGATGTAACTGCTGAATCTAACCTCACAATTACGGGGAATCTTACAGTCAATGGAACAACAACTACAGTCAATAGCACGATCACAACTTACGATGACCCTGTTATTACTTTGGGTGGTGACACAGCACCAGGCTCTAACGATGGTAAGGATAGGGGTGTTGAGTTCCGTTATTACGACGGCTCTGCTAAAATTGGGTTCTTCGGATATGATAGATCCTCCTCACAATTCGCATTCCTAACAAGTGCAACTAATACTTCAGAGGTTCTTGCTGGTACAGATGGTGCTCTTCGTGCTGGTAGTTTAAATCTTACTGCTGCTGGTACTGCACTTGATGTAGATAATGATGCCAACATCGATGGTGCTTTAACTGTTGATGGTCAAATTGTTTCTAATAAATCAAGTGGTGCTCCATTCTCTATCGCTTCAACTACTAAAGTTAATAATCTAAACGTTGACTTGTTGGATGGTATGACAACTGCAAGTGCTAATACAGCATCTACAGTTGTTAATCGTGATGCTTCTGGAGACTTTGCTGCTAATCAAATCACTGCTGCTAGTGCTGCTGGTGCTGGTGCAGGATTCTTAGGTAACGCAACTACTGCTGATGCATGGAAGACTGCTAGAACTTTAACTGTAGATGGTGTTGTAAATGGTAGTGTATCTATAGATGGTAGTGCTGCTGTCACCCTTACAACTACTTACGATGATGCAGACATAACTGCTTTGGCAGCAATGAGTGGCACAGGATACGTTGTAAGGACTGCCGCAAATACATACGCACAAAGAACACTTGCTGTTACAGCTAACTCTGGTATTACACTTACTAATGCTGATGGTGTTTCTGGTAACACAACAATTAACGTTGCTTCTGCAAGTACAAACGCTGCAAACAACTTAGTCATACGTGACGGATCTGGTGACTTTGCTGCTAATATAATTACTGCTGCTCTTGTGGGTAATGTAACTGGTACAGTATCTAGTATTGCTAACCATGACACTGCTGACCTTGCTGAAGGTACTAACCTTTACTATACAGATGAACGTGTTGATGATAGAGTCAATGCTCTTATTGTTGCTGGTACAGGTATCACTAAGGTTTATGATGATGCTGCAGGAACTTATACACTTACAGTCACACAGGCAGATGTAAATACTGATAATGTAACAGAAGGTTCAACAAATCTCTTTACAACTGCTGCAAGAACTAGAACACACTTTACTTATGGAACTGGCATTACTCACTCTAGTGGCACTCTTTCTGTTACTCAGTCTGATATCAATACTGATAACGTTACTGAAGGTTCTACTAACCTCTTTACTACTGCTGCTAGGACACGTACTCACTTCACCTATGGTACAGGTATTACTCATAGTTCTGGTACTCTATCTGTTACTCAAGCGGATATAAACACAGATAATATTACTGAAGGATCTACTAATGTATTCTTCACTGACGCTAGAGCAGATGCACGTATTGCTGCTGCTGATACTGATGACTTATCTGAAGGTTCAACAAATCTTTATTACACAGACGCAAGAGCAAATGCAAGAGTTGCTGCTGCAACTGGTGCAAACCTTGATCTATCCAGTAAGTCTACAACTAACCTTTCTGAGGGAACTAATCAATATTATACAGAGGCAAGAGTACAAGCAAAACTCGATAATGCGTTTGAGCAATTGAGTGCAATGCTTAATAACCTTGCAACCTCAACTACACTTACACTAGCACTTAGTGGAGACCCAACACCAGGTGCAGTTGTTACAACAGGAGTTAGTGTTGGTGGTGGCGGTGGATTTACTGCTGGAACTAATGTGGCAACCAGTGGTGGTACAGGTTCTTCCTTGACAGTTGATACTACTGTTGTTGGTGGTGCTATTACTGCTGCTACAGTAAATGCAGGTGGTTCTGGATATTTAATTTCAGATACTGTCACAGTAACCAACCCTAATGCAGGTAAGGTGTTAACACTTAACCTTGCATCTCTTGCAGGTGGATCTGGTTATACCACTGGAACTGCTCTTGCTACAACAGGTGGTTCTGGATCTGCATCTCTTACTGTGGACATCACTGCTTCTGGTGGTGCAATCACCAACGTTACTATTAACAATGGTGGTACTGGTTATGCTGCTGGTGAAACAATTACTATTGTTCAGGCAGGTGGTGCAGGTGGTACAGTAAATACCGCTACTGTTGCTACAAATGCAACATTAACTCTTACTGACATCACAACGATGGAAGTTGGAGCAACTGTAACAGGTGCTACTTCTGGCACCACAGGTGTTGTTACTGCTCTGGGAACTAACCAGATAACTGTTGATAATGTTGACGGATTCTTTAAAAAAGGAGAAGTCGTCAGTGCAAATGATGTTACTACACTCACTATATCTTCATTCTCCTGATAACCAATGTCAGCAACTAAACCCGCAACTAAAACAGAACTAAGAGATTATGCTCTTCGTCGTTTGGGATATCCAACGATTGACATCAACGTTGCTACAGCACAACTTGATGATCTTATTGAAGAGGCAATTGACTATTACCAAGAATATCACTACAACGGTAGTTACAAATCTTGGATTAAGATCGAAGTAACTGATGCTATTATTACTGCTGCAAAAGCAACTAGTCAACTTGGTTCTACTGCTTGGTACGAAGGTCAGGAATTTGTTTCACTTCCTCCTGGTGTAATGAGTGTTAATAGAGTGTTTACTCAAATTGGTGCTTCTAGTATTATTCCTGGAAATATTTTTAATATTAAATATCAAATTTTCTTGAATGATATTTACTCAATGACTCATGGTCAAATCCTTCATTATTATATGACTTCTCAATATCTTGAGACTTTGGATTGGGTTACCAATAATAATGGTGCTCGTAGGATTAGATTTAATGAACATCAAGCAAGACTGTATGTCGATTTTGATTGGGACGAATTACAAGCGGGTGATTTTATTTTAGTTGAAGTATTGATGCGTCAAGATCCTGAAACTTATACTTCAATGTATAATGATAATTGGTTAAAAGATTATGTGGAAGCACTCTTCCAACAACAGTGGGGTCGTAACTTAAGTAAGTATGATGGTATTCAAATGCTAGGTGGAGTTACACTTAATGGTCGTCAGATTCTTGATGACGCAAGTCAATTTAAGAAAGACCTTGAACAACAAGTTCGTGATACATACGAAATTCCTCCTCTTGACTTAATAGGATAATATGGCATTTACTAATACTCCAGCGTCAGATTTTGTTTTTAGAGATCATACAGGTCTTCTAAAAGCAAACGGTTCTGCTCAAGAACAAACTTTTATAGAAAATTTAATTGTAGAGAGTATTGAAATATATGGTCAAGATATCTATTATCTACCTAGAACCTATGTTAATAGAGATACTATTTTAGGTGAAGTTGAGAATAGTAGATTTACACAAGCATTACAAGTTAGAGCATATGTTAATAATGTAGAAGGATGGGAAGGACAAGGAGAATTGTTAAGTAAGTTTGGTGTTCGTATTGAAGATAAAACTACTTTTGTTTTCTCTAGAGAAAAGTTTACATCTGCTGTAGATGATAATGCAGTATTAAATGTTGAGGGTCGTCCTAATGAAGGTGATTTAATTTGGTTCCCTGCTACTAAGCATTTATTTGAGATTCAGTTTGTTGAGGCAGAAAGACCATTCTATCAGTTAGGAAAAGGTTTTGTTTGGGAATGTCAGTGTGAACTCTTCCAGTATGCAGACGAGGCACTCGATACTGGAGTTGCAGAGATTGATGGTATTGAAGCAGCATTTGCTAATGCTATTACAGTTAACTTTGCTGCAGGTGGTACTGGAGACTTTACAGTTGGTGAGGTTGTTGCTGGTGGTACATCCAATGTAACTGCTGAAGTTAAAGCATGGAATTCTACTGATAGACAACTACAAGTGTACAACAGGTCTGGTATCTTTACTATTCCAGAAACTGTAACTGGACAAACTTCTGGTGCTGCTTGGACATCCGCATCCTATAACACACTAAATAACGTTAATACTGCTGACAGCGTTGATCAGAACTTTGGTTTTGAGACTGCTGATGACGATATTATCGATTTTACAGAAGGTAACCCCTTCGGTACTGTTGGTTCCACTACTGATACTACAATCTGATGTTAGGTACATATTCATATCACGAAATTTTTAGAAGAACCGTTGTAGCGTTTGGTACGTTATTCAACAACATTGAACTTCGTCGTTCAACAGAGGTACAGAAAGTTCCTTTAGCATATGGTCCAAAGCAAAAATTCTTAGCAAGATTGGATCAAGTACCAGATCCTACTAATAAAAGGGTGCAGATTACTTTACCAAGAATCTCTTTTGAGATTAATGGTATTCAATATGATGCACAGAGAAAAGTTTCTCCAACTCAAAAAATTAAATTTCCTAAAGATAATGATGAGAATAAGAACGCATATATGCCTGTTCCTTATAATCTCTCATTTCAATTAGCAATAATTTCTAAAAATCAGGAAGATGGTCTTCAGATTCTTGAACAGATTCTTCCTTTCTTTCAACCACATTTCAATCTAGCAGTTAAGTTAGTTCCTGAGGTGAGTGAAACAAAGGATGTTCCTGTTATTTTAAACAGTGTTGATTATGAAGATGATTATGAAAATAACTTTCAGACTCGTAGAGCAATCATCTACACTTTACAATTTACTGTAAAAACTTATCTATACGGTCCTGTTACAGATTCCAAGACTATCAAAAAAGTTATTACAGATTACTATACCGATACAAATACAACTTCTGCACCAAGAGAAGTTCGTTATACTATTCAACCAGATCCTATTACAGCAGATGCTGATGATGATTTTGGATTCGGTATTGTTGACGAAGACTTTACCGATATGAAGAAACGTAATCCTACAAGTGGAGCTGACGAGACAATAACATGACAAATCCTTTTGATGGTCTTGATAGTGCTTTTGGAGCAGAACCTACTGAACTTCAGAAGCATGTTGAGAAGGTGAAACCCCAATTAAAAAAATCTGAAGAAGGTGATGTAAAGCAAGATTATGAAACTTCTCGTGCTGCATTACATATGTTAGTGATGAAAGGACAGGAGGCAGTAGATGGAATACTTGACGTTGCGAGAGCAAGCGATCATCCTAGAGCTTATGAGGTTGCTGCGACAACAATTAAAAGTGTAGCAGATACTGCTGACAAACTCATTGACTTACAAAAGAAAATGAAGGAGTTAGATGCTGAAGATAAAAAGAAAGGACCATCGACTGTTAACAATACAATGTTTGTAGGTAGTACTGCAGATCTTCAAAAAATGTTAAAGAAGCAAAAGGAGATAAATAATACAGACACGAATTAACAAGACATGACAGTTCTTAACGTATTAAGTACTAATTCAGTAGCCGCTGGTGCGACTGAATACCAAACAGTACAAACAGGATATTATAGAGTTGGTTCTACAGCAGGTGCTGCTACTGTTTCTTTTAATGGTGGTGCTGCAATAACTCTAGTACAAAATGAATTCATTCTTATCAAGGGTGGCAAACCTGGTCAAGCAAAAATAGTTAAAGCAGTTGATGATTCAACTGCTGATTACTTTGTTGGTGAGCATCTTCAAGATTCATCTTCAAATCACCCATTCTCTGTGGGAGATTTTATTGCGATTGTAGATGACTCTACTTCTCCAGGAATTGATAGTAATTTCCTTTCTGCTGGCACTGCTGGTAAAAAGATTACTGCAATTTCAAGTATGAATAATAAATTAACTACTGACGTAGATTCTTCTGGTGCTAGTGCTGATTATACTTGGTCATCTGGTCCTAAGGCAAGAATTTTACGTGCTGTTAAGATAACAGCTGCCACTAGTGCAGTTATTGTCGAAGAAGTACAAGTAGTAGGCGGTTAAATGGCTGAAGGTTTTAAGTCTGATATTCCACCCGCAATTAATCAAACCGCTAAGAAATACATTAGAGGTATGATGAAGGGTAAAAGACGTTGGTCTAAGTTATACGGCAAACGTGATAAGGAAGTCATGCATAAAACTGCTAATAAAATGGCACTTAAAGATAATCTGAAAGTTATGTATTACAAAGATTTCATAAACTTGGTTGAAGGTAATCCTACTTCAAGGATGCTTTCAAAAGCAAAGTCTAAAACTACTGGAAATATTTCTGCTGATCGGGGAACCGATGAAAAGAAAAATAGAGCAAGTAGGAAAAACCTTGAGAAAGATCTCAAGAAGAAGGGCATTGGTTACAAGAAAGGAGTTGGAGAATATAAATATTCATCAGGTGAAGGCACTGGACGTGAAGTCTCATACCAAACCTCTCCAGGTAAGGGAATGAGTAAGCGTCGCTTTGGTAAAGTTATGCGACGATTGGGTCGCAAACATGGACAGGAATCAGTAATCACAAAGAAAGCAGGTAAGTCTGCTAAACTGCATGATACTGAATCAAAGAAACCCTCTAAGTCTATAAGTGTAGGAAAGGCAAAACCAGGAAAGAATCCTTCTGGACAGGGAGAAACTTCTGGAACGAAAGTTAGAAAGGGAAAACTAGGTAAAACCAACAAACCATCATACCATTATGGATAATATGAAATCGACTATTACAGAAAGGGGTGACCATTGGCATCCTGATCCTGAGAAGGATAAGAAGTTGGGTGGTCCTGGTGCAAATCAACGTGCTCGTGAAGATCGTGCTGCTGCATCTAAACCAAAGTCTGATCCTAAGAAGTTGAGAAAAGGTGAATCATATATGGATTATGCTAAACGTCATGGATATAAAAAACCTACACCTAAGAAGAAATCTCTCTTGGGTCGTTTAGGTTTGAGGAAAGAAGCGTATAGAGTGCTTGCTAAGGACAAGGGTGAAGAGGGCAAACCATCTCAGTTCTCATATAAAGATGAGAAAGATGCTAATAAGTTTGCTGACAGTATTAAGAAGAAAGGGGGTAGGGCAACTGTGACTAAAGAACATCATCAAAAAGATGCTAATGGTAAGGTTGTGGAGCATGGTGATGGTACACCTAGTTCAGTAGAAGAAGGAAAAGGATGGCAACCAGAAATAGAACATAGTAAACTGGGTGATGCTAAAAAGAAAGCAGACAAGAAAAGAGAATCTAAGTTACCACCTCATTTACAAGGAGATGCAATAGCGAAAATGAAAAAGGCATTTGCACACACTAACGAAAGTGTTGATCTAACTGAAGAGTGGATTGATTCTGCTGTAGAAGTTGCTTCTGATTATTTCTTCTCAGAAGGTATCAATGAGGAGGGTCTTGATCAGATCATCGATGAAGTTGGACTAGAAGATTTTGTAGATTTTGTTATTGATCCTATTGAAGAACTTAATGAAGAAAGATCTGCACGTAAAGCAGCAGCAAGTGCCCCTTCATATGAAAAGGTAAAGGCAAAGGTTGATGCTGGTGATGCAGCAAGAAAGAAAGCAGGTAAAGGTGAGTATGCTAACACTGCTGCTGCTAAACGTAACTATGGTGACGAAGAAGCACCAGAAGGTAAAACTGCTAAGAAGAAAGCAGTTGCTAAGGTTACTGTAAGGAAACCAAAAGCAGCACCTAAGAAGAAAGCAGCAACAGTTAAGAAGGTAGAGAAGGCAGTTAAAACTGCTAAGAAAACTCAACCAGCAAAACCAACTTCTAAGAAAGGATTGTTAGGTAGAGTGGGTGATGCTGTTAAGAAGGGTGTTGAGAGACACAACAAAGCAAGAGCAGCAGGTAAAGTACCAGAGAAACGTGTGAAGGAATTCGCAAAAGGATTTAAG